AGAATATTAAACATCCGTACAACAAAGTTAATTCTGCATTTTGACTTAACCATGTTTCACCGCTACCTGCCCCCGCTGTCAAGCTTGCAGGACGATAATAGTAATGTAATTCAACAGCATAGCTGCTGTTTGGAGTTGGGCCTATGATAAAAGAACTAACGTCAAAGTTGGCGTAGTATCTAGGCTCTCCCGTAACTGTACGATCAGGGTTAAATTCTTGTATAAAGTTTACGCTTTTAAAATCTAAAAACTTTTTGTCGTTATTAGCGTCAGTAAAAGACAACGAAAAAGGTGCAAGAAAATCAGTAGGTTGTATTAAATACTCGTCACTGGCTGTCATATTTCCTGTGCTGTTTTTACGAAACAAGGTTAACTGCACAGTTTTGAGAATACGTTCTTCTGCCGAACGAATAAAAACAGGCAGATTAGTTACAAAAGACGTTTCCGTATTCTGCGTGTAATCTTGAATTGCTGTTTTAAGTTGATCGTATGTAAACGCCATTATCTATGTCTTCTCGTTTTCTTTGCTATCTTTTTAGGTTGAGAGGAAAATTGTTTTCCCGCCTTTGTGTCTTTCCTTTTTTTACGTGTTGTCGCTGCATATTCTTGGGGAGACAACGATTTTATTGCGCTCTTTGGCAAATATCTTTCTCCGGTTTTTGCACTGGGCTTGCCTGATTTTGTGCCCCACTTCTGCTTTGTCCATTTTTTCAAAGACTTTTGCGATTTTTTAAGAGCCATTAATTACGATAACCCCCACCTTTTGCTTTGTATTGCTTTGCCAGCATTTGCGCTTTTCTTGCTGACCATTGACCTGGTTTGCCACCCTTACCACCGGCTTTGATGCGATTAAACATTTGTTTACGCATTCCAGGTTTAGTGTAATTTCCAGCCTCGTTGACGCGGGATTTTTTGACCCCACCGCCTTTGTTCATCCGTAAAGGACACCCTGCACCTAAATTTACTCGACGTTCCATAAGCTTACGGCGTATTCGCCTGTCCTCCCATGCCTGAGTGATTAGAGCAATAATAGTATAAAGTAGGTGCACCAATAGCTACTTCAATTTGAGTGTAAGCCCCTGAAGTTCCTGGTGTACCCGCTGTAGTTACGCCGGTGGTATATTCAGAACCACCGCCCCATGTGCCATCACTAATTGTAGAAAAACGCAACGGATGCGTGGGAGAGCCATTAGAAGAGTCGGATTGATCAAACCTGTACGTGGAGCCTTCGTTTAGGTTAAGAGTCGCTTGTTGTACGCCGTCTATGTAAAACTTATTACCCGAACCTGGATTAGCCACAGTTACTGTGTATGTAGTAGTCGGCGTAACGCTGACAGACCCTACGCTAGACGTAGATCCCAGACCGGTTAAAGAAACAGTCACATCGTTTAAGTTGGTATTAACGGTAACGTCGCCTACAAATCCAAAAGCAGTAAGGTTTCTCAAGTTAGGGTCTTCAACCAAAGGAACCCCTACATAAATAGATAAAACCATTGGAGTGGTAGGTCGTGGATTGCGCAAAGCTTGCGGGTCCATAATGTGCTTACGGGGATCAAGTTGCGGTTGTTTCTTTTCCCACTCATCTGGTCCTACCAAAGCCCCTGTCCACTCAAGCTTCATGTCGTTTAACTTGTAGACAAAACCAGAGCGATCAGAAACGCCTAATGCGTATTTTCCTGTGGAAAACTTACTCATCAGCTATTGAACCTCAAACCAGCGTATCCAGGTTGTATTGTAAAAGAGGCCCTATCTCTATCCTCTACCGCCGCTTTATCAAACTCTTCTTCGTACAAAGCTTTTAACATCGGTGTGCGATCTTGAGCTATTTTAACCGATAGGTAATAAGCCAACCCTGCGGCTAAACACGGGTAAAAACGAAAAGGAACTTCAAACGTATTTATAAACGTGTCAGCATCTTGTATACGAGTTAACCTGTTGAAAATTAACAAGTCTGTGTCTTTGTCCGGAGTAGGCCATACCTCTAGTTGTGGCGTGATTAACCTATTTAAAAAGAACTGACTAACTCGTCCTGTAGTGCTTTTGTTTGGAATAGTTAAATAGTCATCCCTACTAACACGAGGTATCGAATAATCAGTGTTATCTCGACGTAAGGCCACACTTAAAATATCAATAGTGCTCTGCACATCTGCAAAATCCACGGCTGCCGACAAGGTAGTAACCGTGCCACTAGTTCCACCCGTTATGTTTTCACCATTGCTAAAAGTGCCTGTCGGGATTGTTATAGCAAAACTTGTAGCAGAAGGGATACTCGTTATCTGGCAGGTAGCACCGCTGGTTCCTCCGGTAAGCGTTTCGCCCACTGTGAAGTTCGCGGAAGCCGCCACGCTCATAGTTAACGTGCCACCAGGATATATACGGATGTTAGTCGCTAAATTTATAGTAGTTTGGTCAATAGTCCACTGATTCAAGCCTCTGTTGGCCCACTCGGCCAACAAAAGGTTTAAAGAACGCTTTGCAGTTTTCAAGTCGTAACCGGTACGCACTGTTTTACCACAACGCTCAAACGCTTCTTCGATATAGTCCGTTACATCAAGCTCGAAATCAGTAGACCCCGACGTCGCCATTAGCGTTTCCTGCTACCAGGTGCACCGCCACGCTTCATTTTCTTCATGGCTGCGCCACCACCGCGTAATTTTACGGGCTTTTTGCCCTGTGGGACTTTTTCTCCCATGGCCATACGCTTGTGTTGTGGAGTGTCCGAACTATTTTTGCCACCACCCATCTTACGAGCCTTAGTGACAGGACCCCCTGCTCCCAAGTTTACTGCTCTTTTAGGTGCAGCTTTCTTTTTTCTGCTTCCCTTGTCCATTGTGGAAACGGCAGAATAGGCCCGTTTTCCCATGGCCTTTTCCGTGCCTTTACTTTCATCTCTACGAGATTTAAGACTTTGCGTTTTTTTACCACGGTTTCTTTCTCCAAGAGATTCGTCTAACCGTGCGTTATAACCTTGCTTTTTACGTGCCATGCTTTAGCCTCCGATAATAGGTTTCGCGTACTCGAAGCATATCCATCAAACCGAACTGCTTTTCGTACTCTTTGTAATACCCTGTTTTCTTTAACTTTTCTGCTGCTTCATGCAACTTTGTCAATCGTTGTATAAATATCATCGCATAATCGGTGTCTATAATGGATTCCAAGTCTTCGTGCGCATAGACTAATTCGTTAGGCTCGTCATCGGGATGAAATGCCATCAACCAAATATCCTTTTCAATGTATACGCCCTGCGCAATCCCCTCATTCATACCATCGATATATTGCCAAAACACTTCCCTGTCTTTCATATAATCAAGGTCAACTAAAATTACTAAATCGTTTTTATCATCCCATGTAGAAACAATAGTGGTTAAATCTTGCCACGTCGGAGAAATTTTAAAAGAAATACCGACTCGATCTTCCGCCCATGCGTTTTCCGCGTATGGACACGGAGGTAAGTTTCCAAAACTTGGGTTGATCTTTTCTAATGCTTCTTTAGACCAAGACCTAATTTCTTCGGTAATCGTTTGTTCTAAATCGTACATTTACCATGCCTTACATGACCAATAACGAGCAGAAAATTTATCTTTTGCTGTATCACAATTGTGACGGGCTCTAAAGTTTTTACGTCTTCCAGGTTGACTTTTCTTTATCGTCATTTTGGCATCACCAAATCGAACTAGCTTAACTTCAGTTCCTTTTTTTGCCAACACCGCCGACTTTTTGCCACCTTTTACGCTTCTTTTAGGTTTGTTGTATCCAGAAAAAGTTTCGCCTCGATACTTCAAACGCCCACTGGGTAAACGCTCTACATTCTTTGTTGTAGCCATTAGTTATAAAACACCGTAAAAGCTGCAACATCAGCAGCCAAGAAATTAACAAAAACCCCGTTCGTACACAAAACGCCCTCGTCGGGTATATCTGGATAATCCGCAGTATTTTGAGTACCCGCAGTTTGCAAAGTCATTACAGTGTCGCCATTGTTTCCATTTTTAAATGCCAACGGACCTGCGCTATTGGTATTTACAAAATAAATGCCTCTAATCCGCGCCCTTCCTGCAAAAATCGTCTCCGAAACAGTGGTTCCACTACCCACCGTGACATCTCCTGTCAAAGCAGCACTGACAGCAATCTGAGTAATTGTTTTAAATACGTTGGTCGTGCTAACTGTTGCTGAAGAACCAGGACCACTAATAGCCTCTGTTACAGCGTTTCCGTTAGCATCTGTGCCAGTAAAAGTAAAAGTTTTACCTGTTTCCGAAGAACCGGCAGAAGTTATTGTCGCGTTTCGCGCCGGAACTAACGTAGCCACACCTCCGTCCGTAAGAGCGCCGTTTATGGTTAAATTAGCTGCACCACTGGTGCTTTGTGTAGTACAAACACCATCTGGATCGGCAGCGGCAATCTCGGACGACAAGACATGGGTAGAAAAAACATCTGATCCCGCCATAAGTTACTCCTTAATTTCGCCACGCAAAAGCATGGCTTTGTATGCAGCACTGCCAGGATGTGGTAATCCGGCTTTTGCCTTTGGAGCAGCGGCCTTCTTAGCCGGTGCTTTTTTAGCTGCGGCTTTCTTAGCTGGAGCTTTTTTAGTAGCCACGGTAGTGTCCTCCCAAGCTTCATTAATATCGGGAGTAGAGGGGTCATCCCCTCTAAACTTCCCGCTTTCATTTCGAGCACGTTTACGAGTTGTCGTCGCCATGCTATACGCTCAAGTTGTAAGCAACACCCCGATCTTGTGCAGTTAGCACGTAATCGATGCCCATGCTTTTAGTTCCAGTGCCATCTCCGCTGACCGAAATAATAGCTGGAGTCACATTTGCAGTAGGGACGTGTGTTGTATGTGTTCCCACCAGTTGCTTATTTATATAAAATTGAACTACGTCAGTTCCATTAGTAACCTTACCTTTGGTTGCAGTAAAGCCTAATGTAACGAAAGTACCGTCAGTCATGTCGTGAGTGCTTGCCAAGACAGTTTCTGTCTCAGTGCCTCCACTTTCGGTAATTAACCGAAGCCTTGCACTGCCGTCATCCAATTGGAAACCAATACGGTTAGCTGACAAAAACCCATTTTCGGGGTCAGTTGCGAAGTTTTCACACAATCCCCAAAAAGCGTCCATTTGACCCACACCAGAACCTGATGTGCTATCTACATAGACTCGTGTTTCAAAGTAAACCATTTCACCTTGGACATTAGGAAGTCTAAAGATTTCATTAGCTTGGATTGATCCGCCATCGTCATCAGTGGTAGCGGCAGAAGTAATGACCAACACGCCATTAGCTACGTCTGCTGCAATAGACACGTCTGCGCCAGCGTCTTTTACAACTGTCCAGCCAGTGTCTAATTCCATTACGAAATCGTCCCACTTAGTGCATTGATCAGGCCATACGCCTATGTTTAAATTTTCAAGCCCTTTCTGGGCTGCCGAATAAAGAATCGGGCCTTTAAAATGTGTAGCCATGTAGTGTTCTCCTGTCGTGGCTAGTGTCTATCACGGGATGCGATAGTCAGTGAACAATAGCAGTATAAACCAATAAAAAAAGGGCGACAATAATGCCGCCCTTTTTGTGTAACTTCAAAGTTACTTAGGCTCCTGGTGTACCAAACACACAACGCCAATCAGAGACGCCAAAAGCGTATCTCTCACGAGCCTTGAAGCGTAGGTTACCTGTGTCAAAGTCACCCTCAGTACCCGTAGTTAGAGGAGTACGGTTGAAGACCTTGAAGCCGTTTGGACAGTCAGTCTTAACAAATT